CCGGCATTCTGCTGAGCCGCGAAGGATTACGGTTTTGGGTATCGATTTCAAGGCCGTTTTTCTTACAAACAGCGTAAAGATAATCAACACGTTTACGATATTCCGCATAGTCTGCTGCATCGATCCTAACAATAGCATGCAGCGACTTTTTCCCTGAATGTACCAGGCAGGCCACCGGCAGTTCCAGTGTCCGGATAATTTCATTCTGCTTGGCTATATCCATTTTGTCCGATTCGACCAGAGCATACCGAAATTCTGTCACATTGTCGTTTTTCACGCCTTTACCATCAAGAGGATTAAAACGTATCCATGCGCCGCACTCAGGGTTGTAATCGCCAAGCCCCCCGCCGATATCACCCTTACATTTATTAAGTAGCTCAATGAGCTGCCCAGCTGTTCTATCAGAACAACCTTTTGACGGTAGATATTTACCGTCTTTTTGCCATGATTCCGTTACATAGCCAACATTTTCCGTACTGTCGAATAAAGTTTCCAGATAAGTTACCAGTTCTTTTACCGGATCCCAGTTTTCCGGGTCCGCTATTTCCTGGCCTTCGATCCAGTTCTTATCAACCAAAACCATATCTTCTTTTTGTCCGATGATATCATCCCATGAAAGTTCATGATCTTCACGCTGCTGTGGCGTCCAGCCGTTATCCTTAGCCATTGCTACGATCGTACCACCCGTTACTGGTGCGCTGGTATCACCTCTGAACGTCTCCCATTTTTTTCGGCATTCATTTGCGTGGTATCTTCCAGCATCCCGCCGGCTCCAATCATCCCACACGCTCACGCTGTACCCTTCTGCTTTCAACGCCATGCCAACATTGACCCATTCCTGATAATCAAGAATGCTTGGATCGATATAATCAAGCAGCGGCAGCAAATCCAATTTATTCTCCATGATGTTCTCCTTTATTCAGGCTTGTAAATCCGTGGATCAATGCCTGCCGGAATACGCCAGCCACCGGCAGCAATCCTGTCTATTAATTTCTTGGCATGTTCAAAAGACCAGGTCCCGACGTGCTGGAACCCACGACCTTCTAAAAAACGGATCTGTTTCGGTGTTGTAAGTCCTTCACTTCTGCGCTTATCCAAACGATCAAGGATTTTCGCAGCTTTACCGGCATTGTCGATATTATCCGGATTTATACCAAACTTCTCTAATGTTTTAAGTTGCTTTTCACTGGCCGGGCTCATTTCCCAACCGAATGCTGGTACATAGCTTGACAGATCCTCTGCTTGGATACTCATTTCAAACTGCAGTGGATCCACCAGTTTACGCTTACGCTGTTTCATTGCTGCCAACTGTTTCGCCAAAGCTTCTTCCCGCTGAGCAACAACATCTTCAGAAGCCTGCTTTTCCACTGCTTCCAAATCTAACGGACAAGCTGCGTCCTGTAATGTTTCAGTCATAGCTCTGGCCACATCTTCATTTGTCGCAATCAAATGCGCCGGTCGGCACAGTTCATGGCGTTCTGTATGCCACAGAAAATCAAGCAGCAAAAGTTCTTCTTTGCCCGGTGCCAGCCTCGTACCACGGCCCACCATTTGACAATACAAACTCCTGACCTTCGTTGGCCTTAATACAACAATACAATCAACAGCCGGGCAATCCCACCCTTCTGTCAAAAGCATTGAATTACAAAGCACGTTATATTTACCGGTTTCAAAATCACTCAGCACCTTTGCGCGATCCTCGCTGTTACCATTTACTTCGGCAGCGCTGAAACCGATACCATTCAAAATATCCCTAAACTTTTGGCTGGTCT